CCCCCTTGGGGGTGGTGGCCTGTGGCCTGGGATCTTTCTGGACTACAAATTACGGAGGAACCATGATGAGTGAATCACACGATCCGGTATATTCTACCGGGCGACATACTTACGAGTCGTGGTCACCCTACGGCGGCACATCGGAGTCTGTACCTCTCACCTACCTAAGCAGTTACAATAATCGCTACTGGTCGACCCAAAGTCGTCCATATGTGAATACGTTGCCGTATACGGTTGAAAGAGGGTACTATCCGATACAATCTGGATGGGTCCAGTCTACAGACCCGTCCGCGGAAGGTGGGGTTCGCCTCATCTCTCCGCTTGCTCTGGACTCGTGGGCCTTCCAATCATATCAAAACCCTTCGGGGTTCGATGTGGTTGACAGGTTAACCAAAGCGCAGAATGATGCTATTCTGAAGGCCGGTGAATCACGATTCAGTACTATCGAATTTGCTGCTGAGTTCGGTAAAACTGTGGACTTCGTGCGAGACTTAGCTATCCTCGCGCTCAATTGGAAGCGTACGCTGTCCCGGTTGCTCCGGGATCAACGCAACTCATTGAGAGTCAGACGCCAGATTGGTGCATCCTTTAACAAAGATGTGTCCGGAGTTTTGGATACGCTCTTTGATGGGTGGATGGTTTGGCGTTATTGCATACTGACTAGCATGATGGACGCGGAGGACATGGCGGCTGCCGCAGCTGACCAACTCTACGGACATATAGGCGTCGAACGAATCCGAAAGCGGCCACAAGCCGGTTCGGTTTTCACCCGGAATTGGGCCAACCAGCCCAATGTCGGTGTCATCACTTGTTTCGGTGCTACGGAGATCCAACAACTCGTCAACGTGAGAGCTGACTACTCTTATGTGATACGGGTCTGGATTATTCTATCCAGCGATACGAGTGGTGCAGGCGGCATTCTTCATCGGTGGGGCCTCAACCCTATCGAAGCTGCCTGGAATCTGGTTCCCATGTCTTTTGTTGCGGACTGGGCGCTAGGGATTGGAGATTACTTGGCCGGGCAAACAGCTTTGCTTAGTAAGACAATCATCGATGCCGGGTGGGGGGTGGATTCTCGCCTCACACTTACGGTAACAGCCCCTGGGATGGCCGGTCCTACTTGGGAATCCCCAATTAGGGTCACAGGTCGTTCCTCCTATTATCAGCGCCAACCTTGGCAACCAGTGTACGAGTATAGGATAGCCCACGGGCTGTCTGAAGCTCTTAACTGGAAGCGGCTTTTAGATTCCGCTGCCATTTTGCGCAAACTTTAAGGAGTGGCTTTATGGGCCAATTCATTTCAGGAACGGTTCCTGGTTTCCTGAGGTCGGATGGCACCACAGCCCGGACGATCACCATGACTCGTGTGACAAACACGAAAAATGGCTTCACGGCTCGGGAACTGGGTGTCAATGTCAACGATCAACAGTCCTTCACATACTCCTCGTTTGAACAGCGAGGCCCGTCGGGACGGTTGGTTCGACACACGGCAACGGAGTGGGTTTGGAATTACACAGATCCATCCGCTGTTGATCCGACAGCTCTTGCGGGGCGGGTTATTCTCAACCGTACCGGTTTGCATGTTCCTAACGACTGCCCGGCGAATGTCCGCAAGGATATCCGCCAGCAGCTCAGTGGGATGGCTTCCTCCGGCGTCGGCACAGTTGGTGTGCAGCTTGTTCATGACCCGTTGGTCAGTCAGTTGTACGCTTTCTAATTCGCCTCCTTTCTAATCTCCAATTTAGGAGAAACAAATGGTCTTTGATCTACAGCGCATCCAAGGTCCCGATTTGCACGATTGCGTTGATGGAGCGGTGTTGCATTCGTTCCCGAAGCGTGAGATTTCCCGTCGGGTGGAGAACCTTTCCGAGTGGGCCCCTTACAGGGCCTCCAAAGAACGGCGCAGAGTGTTAGGCCTCTTTCAAAGCCTAAGCGTGGATGATGCTTTTATCGTCCGGCTCCTTTCCATTTTCACTGCCTCAGCTCCAACGAGCGCATATCGAGATAAACTCCTCGCTGTGCTCGCCATGGAAAACCACGACAGCCGTATAGAGAGTCTCCTTGAGCTTGCCTCCACCGCTGAGTATACTCGCGATGAGATGCTTCTCAATGACATTCCGACCTTTATGGCCGTCCATCAAATGTTCTGCCTCCTAAAGAAGTACCCTTTCGAGGGTTGGGGTGTCAGGGCTGGTCGAGCTGCTATTGATACATTCTGGGAAACTGAAGAGTTCAATAGAGAGACAAATAATCGCTGGCGTGACATGGAGCCCTCGGGCTTCTTAGACACGTTGACGGCTAGACTTTCTGAATTCTTTGGTGAAGCTCCTTCCTGGGATGAGATTATTGATAAAGGCAATTGGGGTCCAGGAACAAACCGGGGTTTTCCACTCCAGTCTTGTCTGACCAGTGTTGAAATGAAGACGGCAGTACCCATTTCCGTCCTCAAGCGCAACGTCCCCCTCATACCGCGGCTTCTGAGAAGACAGCCTATTTGGGCAAGAGCCCTAGCGGAACGATATGCACCCGACCTCACAAGGGAAGGATGTGCTCAGATCGTTGATGGGAGCCAACAGTTTCATGCAACCAAAAATGCCATGACGCACCGCAGCATCTCGACTGAACCTCTTTTGGAGGGGTTTCTTCAGGCTGGGATCGGAATCTTCATCCGGCAGTGCTTTCAACGTGAGCAACGCAACCTAAGTGAATCTTGGCGTACGTGCCAGAAGCTGGCCCACATCGGGTCTGTTACAGGTATATACGTCACTGCTGATCTGAAAGCTGCGTCTGACTCCAATTGCTACGTCCCGCTTATGACACTCTTCTCTGGTGAGTCAAATCTCCAGGGCTGGTTTGCCAGAATGGACCGTGTGCGTTGTTCTCACGGGCATGTTTACTCTCCCTCCCCTCTCCAACCGCCTTGTGCCCCAGGTGATACCGAACCCAAGTTGCTTCGTCAGCTTCATAAGTTCGAGTTGTTTTCATCAATGGGCAACGGGTATTCGTTCGAACTAGAAAGCGCGTTGTTTTACTGCGTTCTCACGTCGATCATACCTGGCGTATGGGTACAGCACCACGGTAAGCCTGTTTTACGATGGCCCCATATTGCTGTATTCGGAGATGACTTAGCGTTCCCTGCTGCCTATGTTCCTCAGGTATTCGCAACACTTGAGTGGCTCGGCTTTAGGGTGAACCAGCGCAAAAGTTATGTGGAAGGTCCTTTCCGGGAGTCCTGCGGTTTGGATCTAGTTAGGGGTGTAAACGTTCGACCTCTCTTTCTTACTAAGGTACTTGATGATGGATTCTCGCTTGTGGATCTTGCAAATCGTGTCTGGACTCGTGGTCATTTTGAAACTGCTCATAATCGTTTTATTGATTGTGGGCACTCAGGATGGTTGGGAATCCATAACGCTTTGATGCATGCCATTCCGCTTAAAATACGGAAGCTGATTGCCACTCCAGCCCATGTGAATGGGGGTTTGTGGGAGTGGCACTCGGACGGCAAGTGTCCCGGAAACTCGGACACTCACATCTCGAGTTGGCGCGTTTTTCTGCGCCAAGCTGAGTCATTTAACTCGACGAAGTTCGTCTTGCGTGACTCGAACAACTGGCCTTCTCCGGTCAACCTTAGTAATCTCCTGGTGGCGCGTCTTAGGAATTTGGACGTGCCCGTTGCTCCTTTCTCTTCGGAGGTTAGGGGTATGGGGGAAGAGGTCGTTCTCCGTAACTCTTGGGTCGCTCGTATTGGCTATTCGACATAACCGCCCATAAGGCGAGTCGGTGTAGTCGTGCAGCTGGGTCATCCTCCTCGGGCCTCAGCCCGTAGTTGGATGCCTCTACTGAGGGTATCGGTTGGTGGCGGGGAAAACCCGTCGGGTCGCTACCGTATAGCGGCGGGTGGCGTCAGCCACCGCCCTTTTTGGGCAATGTGAGAGAAATGCGAAGC